TAAGCGTAAAGCTAAAGCCTCCGGCAAACAAGTTGCTAAACAGCCTAAGAAAGTGGCTAAAAAAGTAAAAAAATACAGGAAGGTAACATAATGGCAACTACGCCTGGTATTAAAACTAAAGCTAAACCTAGAGTTCGTAAAGCTCCAGCTAAACGTAAAATTACTGTCCCAGTAGTAACGCAGACACAAGCACAACTTGACGGACATGAAAAAGAATGTGCTGCTAGATATGCCTCTGTTCTAGATAAATTAAAAGCGTTAGATAAACGAATGTTTCGCATGGAAGCAACAAATATGACTTCCACCATCGCTGTTATTGGCTTAGTTATAGCCACATTTTTAAAGTAGATACTCTATGACTACAACAGGTACAAGTACATTTAACCTCGACCTTAACAACCTCGTAGAAGAGGCGTTTGAGCGTTGTGGTGCGGAGTTGCGTACGGGATATGAAATGCGTACCGCTCGTAGATCTCTAAACTTACTAACTATAGAATGGGCTAATCGTGGCATTAATTTATGGACGATCGATCAAGGTAGCATCGCACTTACGCAAGGCACTGGTACTTATAATCTTCCTATCGATACTATTGATCTGCTAGATAGCGTCATCCGAACGGGTACTGGCACGAATCAAAACGATATAAACATCACACGGATTAGTTCTTCTACATACGCATCTATACCTAACAAGAACTCTCAAGGTAGACCGATTCAAGTGTGGATAGACCGACAGTCTGGTGCGACAGAACCTACAACTGGGATAGCATACCCCACTATAAACGTCTGGCCTGTACCCAATAACGATACTTATACTTTTACTTATTGGAGGCTTAGACGCATACAAGATGCTGGTAACGGGGTTAATACTGAGGATATACCGTTTAGGTTCCTCCCTTGCATGGTTGCAGGGTTAGCGTATTATCTGTCTTTAAAATTACCAGAGGCGCTAAATAGAACTGAGATGTTAAAAATGGCGTATGAAGAACAATGGAACTTCGCTTCAACTGAGGATAGAGAGAAAGCCTCTTTGCGTTTAGCTCCTCGGCAGATGTTTTACTAAAGTTACATGGCTAATAAATTTGCTTCTGGCAAAAATGCGATAGCAGAATGTGATCGTTGCGGTTTTCAATATAAGCTCAAACAGTTAAAAGAGCTAACGATAAAAACCAAAAATGTTAACATTCTGGTGTGTCCTACTTGTTGGGAGCCGGATCAACCACAAAATCAACTGGGTATGTACCCTGTAGATGATCCACAAGCATTACGTAATCCTAGGCCGGATAATAGCTATGAACAGTCTAGAGATATACAATGGGGTTGGAATCCAGTAGGACTTGACAACCCACTAGAACTTAGTGGTCTCGAAGATGATTTAGTAAGTGATGGGCAAATAGGTGTAGTAACAATAACAACTAGTTAAGGAACTGATATGGAAGATACAGGAAAATTTAGGCAACCAAAAGAAGTACCTGTACCAAATGTAGACGGGTACCCAAACAAGGTAGCAAATACTCAGACACAAAAAACTCGTGGTACTGGTGCGGCTACTAAAGGAACTGGTCATAGCAAAAAGATGGGCTAAATGAATTACGCTACTTTATTTGAAACTATTCAAGGGTATACTGAGAACACGTTTCCTAGTACGTCTGTAAACGATACTTCTGCCGCCGCTACTACTTTTACTGGCAAAGAGCAGATTGATACGTTTATACGTCAAGCAGAACAACGGATTTATAACGTTGTGCAACTGCCTGATCTGCGTAAAAACGTAACAGGTACCCTTACTATAAATAACAAATATTTAGGCATACCTGTAGATTGGCTGTCTACATTTTCGTTAGCTGTTATAGCTGCTGATGGTAGTCAGGCTTTTCTTTTAAATAAAGACGTTAACTTTATACGTGAGTCTTTTCCAGACCCTACAGCAACGGGTGTTCCTACGCATTACGCTATTTTTGACGATAATTCTTTTATTCTTGGGCCTACACCAGATTCTAATTACGCAGCAGAGTTACATTATTTTTATTACCCAGATTCTATAGTTAGTGCAGGAACGTCGTACCTAGGAGATAACTTTGATTCAGTTCTTTTATATGGGGCTTTAATGGAAGCTGCTACCTTTATGAAAGCGGAACCGGACGAAATTGCTAACTACCAAAAAAGATATGATGAGGCATTAGGATTAATTAAAATGCTTGGTGACGCTAAGAATCGTCAAGATATGTATAGAACCCCACAAGTAAGGTATCCAGTTAAATAATATGCAAACCGAAAAACTTTCTTTTTTATTAGGTGGAGATGGAATTACAGTTGCTACTACAGAGGGCCGTGGGTTTACACCGGAAGAGATAGCGGAACGAGCGCTTGATAAAATTATTTCGGTAGGGTCACAATCCCATCCGGTTATTCGAGATCAAGCAGAAGCGTTTAGAGCGCAAATTAAACAAGTACTAATATTTTACTTAAAGGAGACTGTAAAGTCTCATAACGTAACTCTGGCTAACAAGCTCACCAATGCGGGTTATTCAGAACTCATATCAATCTTAGATTCATAAGGAGCCAATTATGGCAATTTCACAAGCAATGTGTACTTCTTTTAAAGCCGAACTTATGTTGGCTGTACACGATTTTCGTAACGGAACTGGAGATACATTTAAGTTAGCGCTTTATACGTCTTCAGCCACAATCAACGCGAACACTACAGCGTATTCAGCTACCAACGAAACAACAGGTACTAACTACACCGCTGGCGGAGCTAATCTTGTTAATACAGGTGTGGCTAAAACAGAGACTAGTGTAACTGCAGGTACTGGCTTTACAGACTTTACTGACCTTACGTTTTCTAACGTAACAGTTACAGCCCGTGGCGCTCTTATCTACAACAACACTCCGTCAGCTAACGGTATTTCTGGTGCGGTTCCTAATGCAGCGGTAGCAGTTCTAGACTTTGGGGGCGATAAAACGTCTACCAGTGGGGACTTTACTGTTATTTTTCCTGCAAATGACGCAACAAACGCAATTATTAGAATCGCCTAAATAACATGGCTGTAGCTTGGGGTGAGTCTACCTGGAATGGGGTTGAAGGCTTTGGAGGCGTACTTAATGCTTCCGTAACCCTGACCGGAGTAAGCGCGTCTGTAAGTGTTGGTAGTGTAACAGTAGAGGAAAGTGTAAGCCTAACATTATCAGGTGTTTCAGCGACATCGAGTATAAGTAATATAGTAGTTAGCGCTGGTGCAGACCATGAGGTTATAGGCACGGCGGCAAGCGGAGTTATTGGAAGTACTAGTGTAACTGGAGCAGCAAGCGTAACCCTTAGTGGGTTACCTGCGACAACAGGACTTGGCACCGCAGTAGCTAGTATAGCTAAGGAAGTAACATTATCTGGGGTTTCAGCTTCAGGTGCAGTAGGGCAAATAGTAGGGCTACAACCTGATACATGGGGCGCTTTAACTTGGGGTACACCTAGGGGTTGGAGTGGCTTAATTGCTATTGATGTAGCTACAACTGGCTTACAAGCATCAGGGGCTTTAGGTACTTTAAACGTATCTACCGAACAGAATTTAGTACTAACAGGGGTTGCAGCAACAGCAGCACTTAGTACAGGTGTAGAAGTCGAAGCGGGTGCAGATCACCCAGTTAATGGGGTTTCAGCGGCTTCTTCAGTCGGTAGTGTAACAGTAGATTCAGAAGTTAAAGTTTCTCCAGCAGGGCTACAAGCTACAACTAGTGCAGGCACAGTAGGGTTTGTTACTACTAATTATGTAACACTAACGGGGGTTCAAAGCTCTGTTACTTTAGGAACATCTTCAGCTTCCGCAAATGCTTCTGTTACAATCACAGGAGTTTCAGCAGTAGGAGATTTAGGTTTCCTATTAGTATGGGAAGATATAGATGACGGGCAGACACCAAATTGGACTGGTATTAGCGCAGGAAGCACAACTTGGACTGAAGTAGACGACACACAATCACCTAATTGGTTGCCTATAGCAGCCTAGGAGTAAAAAATGGCATCAACATATTCATCAAATCTTAAGTTACAACTCATGGGTACTGGTGATAACGCTGGCACTTGGGGGGATGTAACTAACGTAAATTTAGGGACTGCGCTTGAAGAATCTATTGCGGGTACAGTAGACGTATCTTTTTCTAGTTCCGATGTAACACTTACATTAACAGACGCTAACACCGCACAATCTGCGAGAAATATGCGGTTAAATTTAACTGGTACATCCGGTGGAGCTAGAAATTTAATTGTCCCCGCTATCGAGAAGATGTATGTCGTTAACAACGGTTTAGCTGATGCGTGTACAGTTAAAGTATCTGGGCAGACAGGTGTATCGGTTCCCGC